ATCGATGACCCACATTCAGAGCAAGACGCACTATCACCCACGGCTCTCGAATCAGCCTACGAGTGGTACACGTCAGGTCCACGTCAGCGTTTACAGCCAGGCGGTAAGATTGTACTCGTCATGACGAGATGGTCTAACAAAGACTTAACAGCAAAATTAATTAACAACCAGAAAGAAGCTAAAGCTGATCAGTGGCACGTGGTCGAGTTTCCGGCAATCATGGACCAAGGAACAAAGAAAGCAAAACCTGTGTGGCCTGAGTATTGGAAGTTAGATGAACTAGAGAAGGTACAAGCAACACTGCCTATTGGTAAATGGAATGCGCAGTGGATGCAGAACCCAACAGCCGAAGAAGGTGCAATATTAAAACGTGAGTGGTGGCGAACATATAAAAAAGATTATATTCCTGATCTAGCACACGTTATACAATCTTATGATACAGCATTCTTGAAAAAAGAAACAGCAGACTATAGTGCCATTACTACGTGGGGAGTTTTTTATCCTGATGAGGACTCAGGTCCTAATTTAATATTATTAGATGCTATAAAAGAACGATTTGAGTTTCCAGAGCTACGACGTAAAGCACTAGAACAATACGAGTATTGGCAACCAGAAACAGTTGTAGTAGAAGCAAAAGCTAGTGGTTTACCTCTTACATACGAGCTTAGAAAGATGAATATACCCGTTATGAATTTTACACCAAGTAAAGGAAATGATAAACATGCTAGAGTCAATTCTGTTGCACCTTTGTTTGAATCTGGTATGATATGGGCGCCAGAGCAAAAATTTGCAGAGGAAGTAATAGAGGAGTGTGCAGCGTTTCCTTATGGCGATCATGATGACTTGGTAGACTCAACAACCCAGGCACTCATGCGATTTAGACAAGGCGGCTTTCTACAACACCCAGAAGACTATGTAGACGAGCCAGAATCTAAACGTAAACGAGTATACTATGGATGATTTAATAAAAATATTACAAAAATTAATGTCGGAATCACCTAAACCAAAAGGTGGTATTGCAGATACAGCAGAGGGTATAGAATTTATTGGCAGAAAACTAACCAAAGATGAGATTGGTGGTAATGCAATTATTGGGTCTAAATTAACCGATGCGAGTAGATTTAAACCATTTAGTGTACAAAATGTTGGTATAGAGAACAGATACTCACTGCTCAGAGAGTATGGTGACGACCTTGCAAAAAAATTCGAGGAGACGATAAGATTTATGAAAGAAAATCCTGATGTGAGATTTACACAAATGCAACAAGATAATATCCTATACAATTTGGGTGTGTATAGAAGAGTGGTTGCAGAGAAAGATAAGATCGCGAAGGGATTGACAGAGCAGGGTAAAAACGTTGATGATATATTTAACAAAAGAGTAGATGATCTACCTGATGAAATGTTGACTATGGATCAAGTGTTAGAAAAATTTCAAAGCAATGTAAAAAAAATGAAAGAAAAATTAGATGAGATAACAACAGGCACTCCTAAAAAAGAACTCGATGAGAGAGAATTAAGATTAAAAAGATTGTACGATGGTCCGGGATACGATAGACCTGGTTCATCTTTGTATAGAGGGTATGGTAGTTTCTTTTTACCAAAGATACACGAAAAAGGAATTATTAAACTAGACGATAAAATTTATGATAACTTAAAAGAGGGTAGACATCACCACGGTGGTGCTGATTACTTTGCACCAGATCCGGTTAGAATCTGGAGAAAACATTTTGGTAACGAGGTGTTTGAAAAGTTAGACAACTTTAATCCTGACAACGAAGATATATTTCAATGGCTTGAAAAAAATAATATTCAACCCATACAAAAAGATGGACCAAAGAATGCTCTGGAATATCTGACACCGACCGAGATATCGCAACAACTTGCAGATGAAACATCTGCGTTCGGTAAATATAAAAACCCAGCATCTGCAGGTGACGATGCACAATATTATTATCCAGATAATCCAAATCAAAGAATGGAACGTATCACCTATCACGGTGAAAACATCGGTGCATTAGAACAAGCACTACAAGCATTAGATCCAGATAGTTACAAAGAATACTTTAGAACAAAACCAACATACGATTCTAAAGTGTTACCGTTCAAAGAATTAAATGCAGAAGGTGGACGTGTTGGGTTTTTTAAAGCTGGTTTAGCTGCAGGAGATGAAATATCTCCGGGAACAGCGGCTAGTTCTAGTAAAGATGGACCAACAAGAAGAGACGATGGAGGTGGTAATCAAAACACAGTGCCTCTTAAAAAACCAGATGACTTGTTAACAAAAATAAAATTAGCAAATCCTCCAGGTGATTCACCTTTTAAAAAATTTGCAGCTCACGATCAATTTACAGATTTTATGAAAATAATGAAAGTACCTAACTATCACCAAATGGGTGGTTTTGATTTTATGGCTAGGTTTCCAAACATAAATCCTAATATAGCAAAAGGATTAGCATCAGCTTATCAACAGATAACTGAAATGGGAAAAGCTAACTCAGATCCACTTGGTGATTATACTGATGTAATGGAAGCTGCTCAGAAAAAAGCAGCAGAAGAAACTAGATTAAACATCAAAGGAATAGATGATTTTTTTGATCCAACTAGTGAAACATACAAACAATATACTAACCCTGCTAATTTATTACCTACAGTTTCATTAGCTGATGGTGGACGTGTTAGTTTAAGAGTTGGTGGTGCACCTGGTAGAGAGTATGATAAAGGTAATTCTAAAAAAAGCACACCAAGTAGCACTGGCTTTGATAGACCAACTATGGCAGATGTTTCTGGACCTTCACAAAGACCAACAAGCATAGGTCCTGTTCCACCACCACAAGAAATTAAAGATAGACCAATATTTGACATTGAAGAAACAGGAGACCCTGCACTAAATCCTGGGTCAGATAATGTTACTGGTGGTATAGATTATACACCATCATTTACACCACCTACAATTTTTGAAAAAGCTTTAGGAACAGGACAAAAAATTATTAATAATCCTTTTGTAAGAGCAGGTATACTTAAATTTTTACCTCCTCAATTTCAAACAATAGGTCAATTTATTACATTAGCAAATTCATTTAAAACAGCTAAAAATATATACGATGAAGCTGTTAATAAATCTATTCAGGAATCTTTAAAAACTTCTTTTGTTGATGGTCTTAATATTAATGAAAAATTGTTGGAAAAAGAAGCGGAAGGAGAGTTTGGTATAGGTGGACCAAAACCAATAGACACTGAAAGTATTGTTGAAAAAAAATTAAAAAGTTTAATACCAGAAGGCACAGATTTAAGAACCGACGCAGAAAAAGAAGCAGACTATTTTACAAATCTTAAAGAAAATTATTTTCCTAATAGAGAACTATTTAATCGTTTTATGATGATGGATCCAGATCCTAAAATAGAAAAATCTTTACTTGATCTTAAAAATTTAGATGTTCAACTAACTTATCCCGACCAAGAAGTTTTAAATAAAGAGGGTCTTGTTGATAAAGACAAATTAAAAAACATTGTAGACCAAGCTGAGATTTTAGGAACAGCAAACATAGGTCCATTTACTTTTTCTAGAAACATAGACACTGAAGGAGAGGGAACTACTACAGGGTTATTTGATACTAAGTACTTAGATATTGACAGTCCTAATTTAGAAGAAAATCAATACTCACTAACTGCCAAAGCACCTTTAGAAAACATTGATTTAAGTTCTACTTTTAATGTTCAAGATGGTAATGTTACAGATCAAAGATATGATCTTAACATGGATGGGTTAGAAGGAAGTTATAAAATTGGGGATGGATTCTCAACTCGTAATTTAGAACTAGACAAAAACTTTACTGTTGGCAATTTTGATTTTGGTGTAGATGGAATGTATTCAGACTATAATTCAGATGATTACAATAGATACAGTTCTTATTTTACACCATCTGTAAGCTATAATCAAAACATAGGTGATGGTATTTTAAAAACTAGTATTGCAAAAGAAATAATACAAGGTAGTGAGGTTCCTAATTTAAGTTTTGCTGGTTCTTACCCTGTAATGGGTGGAGAGTTGACAGGTAGCTTAACTAATGTATTAAGTGATAATATGGGTGCCACAGTAGGGTACGATTATAAAATGGGATCACCAGACTTAAATAATTATTTAGAACTAAAAGCAAGAGCAAACCCTTTTAACTTGCGAGATTCTGCTCTTTACTTTGGACTTAAAAAGGAATTTTAATGGCTTATATATTTGATCCACTACGAAATACATTTATCGATGACGAGGATACAAGTCTAGGTAACAAGCTTGCTCTTTTAGATGATGATCTTGAAAAAGCAATTAGAGAGATAGGTGAAAAGTATGGGTCAGACACCATAAAAACTTTAGATCAACTACCAGAAAACAAACCTCAAGAAGTAGAAGATACAGAAGCATTTAATAGATTTAACAGAATGTATGAAGATGGTGGTAGAGTAAAACTTTTTAAAGGAGGTATGCTTGCAGATATATACTCAAGAGAAGAATTTATATCAGATATAAAAAAAGGAAAAACTCTTAGACAAATAGCTCAAGATTTAGTTGATAATAACAAAGCACATTTTGATAAGATTCCAATTAAACAATATGATGATAGAGGATACACTAGAACATTAGACAGAGTCACTCAAGTTATAAATACTTTAGAAGGAAATATTTCTACAAATTTAAATAAAGGAAAATTACCTACTAAGTTTGAAGAAAATAAAAAACTACAAAAAATATTAGAAAAAACAAAATTAAAAAATAAAAAACAATTAAAAAATGCTTTAACTGATGTTAAAAATTTTATAAATAAAAATAAAAATAAATATTCTAAATTAATAAATAAAGGTGAAACTGGAGTTCCTTATAAATTTCAAGAAGATATTTTAAATTTTATTGAAAAAAAATATCCTAATTTAATTTCAATTAGTGAGGGAAAAGCAGGTAGAGAACCTGTTTTACCAGGTCAACGTTTGCTTCCTATTACATTTTTTGGAGAAAAAGGATCTAAATTAAGAACGACCATGGGAGGAGAATATGCTCGAAATACAAATTTAAAAAGAATGATATTTAAATCATTAAAACTTCCATTTGATTTAAAGGACGGCAGTGGTGTGTATACTGCAACAAATTATAATTCTTTAGTAAATGAATTATTACCTGCTGCTCAAAAAAAAGGTTTTGTTCCAAAATTTTACACTGATAAAAGAGGAATAAAAAGAAAAATTACTGCCAGCAATTATAATAATTATGTTAGATATAATTTAACAGATCCTCTATTTGAAATTTTTGGTAAAAAAATTTATTTTAGTCCTGAACATACAGGAGGATTAAAAAGAGCAGTTTTATTAAAAGATCCTCAAGCTTTAAAACAAATTACACCTATGCAAAGTTTTAGAGAAGAAGGAATTGATTATAAAAAAAGTCCAAATCTTTTAAAAGGCCAAAGTTTAGACAAAAAAATAACAGGTCAAATAAATAATGCTATAAATGCTTCTGATTCAGAAAGACCTAAATTTATAGAAGCAGCAAACAAATTTTCTAAAGAGGCTACTTCTAAGTTTGGTGTTCCACAAGCAATTTATTCTTATGACAAAAAGAATAAAAAGATAATTACCAAATATCCAAATATTTCTTTAAATGATACTTTATTAAATAAAACTAAAGCAGCAATAAATAATTTTATTGCTAATGATGGAATTAACAAATCTATTTTTAATGAACTTCCATCAAAATTAAAAAAAGCTGTTACGTTAATTAATAAAAATAAAAATGCAGATTCAATTTTAAAATCACACATTAAAGATATATTTCCTGAAGAAGGAAAAGGTATTAAGATGGGTAGTTTTGCAGGAGTAATTGATTTTGACATGATACCAGATGACTTAAAAGCAACAGTTGCTAAAGGAGCAAGCGCTTTAGGTAAAAGTCTAAGAGTTTTAGGTTTGGCTACGGCACCTTTAGATGTCTTTCCTTTTTCTGAACAATCGGCAAAAGGTTTGACGGGAACTGACTTGTTAAAAACAGGAGGTGCTAAATTAATAGAAAGTTATTTAAACGCTCCTCAAAGTATTGCTGATTTATTTGGTAAAAAATTATACGAACCATTTACTGCTGGTACAGAATACGCAGATAAAATTGAAGCATCTATTCCTATGGAAGAAAGAATACTAAATCAAAAAAATTTGGCGTTTGATAAAACAATGCCAACGTTCGTTGATGATATAGATATTGCACCATCTAGAAAAGATTTAAAAAAAATGAGAAAAGATTTTGTCGAAGATGTTGACATAGATACAAGTGAAAATTTACCTTTTGTTCCGTTAGAAGAAAAAGATACAGAACTATCTCCAATAATAAAATCTTTGGTAGCTCCTGATCAAACACTACAAGATTTTATGGCTAATGGTGGCCGTGTTAACTTTAACGGTGGTGGTGCAGCAGGAGCAGATGATGACTTTGCAGCACAGTTAGAATATTTCTTTTTAAATCCAGATGCAGAATTACCTGCAGCACAAACATTTAAAGAAACTATGAATCCAATAGAAATAGTAAACGACATGATTGATCCAAGAAACTTTCCGTACTATGCAGATAGATTAGTTGAGAGTGGTATTCGTATTGGAGAGTTTGGTGCAAGAGTATTACCTGCGGTTGGTAAACTTGCATCAGACCTGATACAAAAACCTGCGTTTAAAATCAAACCTGCATCAGGTCAAGGATATGTTCAAGACTATACTGATATACCACCATCAAACATTACAGGCACAGGAATATTTTCTGAGTTCTTAAATAATCTAGTTGGTACTGAAGGGACAAAAGCTATTACAGAAAAAACCGGTCTTGCTAAATTAATTAAAGATGAAGAACAGAAAATGAAAGATGAAAGAAAAACTGCAGGTGCAAAAATTTTAGCAGACCAAGTTACACTTGGTATGGAACTTACAGCACCTATCTTTCCTGGTCTTAAATTATTAAAAGCTTATGCAAAAAATAGAAACCTACCTGTAGATAAAACTACAAGAGAAATAATGGACAAAGAAATAGATGAGGTGTTAACAAAACAAGGTATTAGCAGAAGAGACTTTATGAAAGTTGCAGGTGCAGGCGGTGCAGTTGCTATTGCTAAACTTTTAGGAATTGGTGATGATCTTGCAACGGTAACTAAAGTTGCAGAAAAAGCGGTACCAAAAGGACCGATCGTTCCACCATACTTTTTTACATTAGTTGATAAAATAAAAAGATTAGGAACAGATAATACTAAAGGACTTGCTACAGTCGATAGAGAAGTTGTTTATGTTTATAAAAATTATGAATTGTATGAAGATCTTACTACAGGTAATATAAGAATTACTAAAAAATCTGGCGACGCAGATGGTTTTGCTTACAAAGAAGAAGAAATGGTTTACACTAAAGGTATTGGTGATGAGTCCACTAAAGGAACTCCAGCAGATGAATACGATGAATTTACTGTAAGACCAGATGGAGATGGTAAAATGAAAGACATCGATAATGGGTTAGAAAATATAGATGAATTAATAGATGAAGTTGGTGTAGAAAATATTACAATAAAAGATTTAGAAGCAATGGGTTATGATATTGATAGATTGCCAGTGTCAGTGCAAAGAAAACTAGGTATTAAAGAACCAATAGATCCTATTAAGAGAGCA